CTTTAGGCACTGATTCCAAATATCTATTTGGATTTAAACGTGACACCTATTTATATATGACAACTCACAAGCACAAGATCCATAGCCAACTGTTAGCCGTGCTTAATTCTAAGAAGACTGACGATCAGAAAGCCGAGTCTCTTATGAATATATTTCTAAGAGTGCCTGGGTTGGGTTTAGCTAAAGCCGGTTTTGTTTGCCAGCTAACTGCTGGTCTTGTTGGTTGTATGGATAGTCACAACGTTAAACGTTATGGGGTAGAGCCTAGCAGTTTAAACTTGAATCGAAATCCAAGAGGCAAGAAAGCTTTAAAGTCTAATGCGACTAAGGTAGTAAACTATATTAGTCTATGCCATAAATACGGAACTGAAAACATGTGGAATAGTTGGTGTAGCTTTGTCGCTACTAAAGATAAACAAGCTAAAGAGTTATGGCAAGATGCTAACCATGTTAGCGAAGTTCACTATACTTATTTGATAGGAGAATAAGATGACGTTAGGGGAGCTAATTCGTACAGGATTTAATATTGTTTATTGTCTTCCTCGTCAACTTGACAGAAAGATTATCTTTCAAGGGCCGGGAATATATTCAATGGACGATAACTATACTTATCATAAAGGCAAGTTTGCAACTTGGTCACGAATTCATGTAGACGATCATTGTGAAATATGTAATACACATATACCTTATCCACATAAATTGGATGGACTATGTGAGCCTTGTGCTATAGCAGAAGGGGATAGAGAAGAGCCAGATTCCTGCGGCGAAACCATAGAGTATGGAGAACAGTTTGATTATGAATGAGAACGAGCATGAACGCGAAGTATTTATAGATACTTTCGCAATTAAACTAACTTTTAAGGTAGAATGGGAAGACTTTGCTGACCATATACCTTGGGAGTCTGTCCGAAAACCTGTCATTATTCCGCTGACAAAGCGAGAAGCTATTAACGACATAGACTACGGCCCAGTTATGGATGCGAGTAGTCTTGATGTAAATAGTATTGATGGGTTGGATAGATTAATTCACGAAATAGAAGCTGAAGAGCTGGAGTTTTAAACATGGAGGATTTTAAAGATTTAATTAGTAGTATGAAGATGCGTTCATATGATCCGCATACCATCCCAATGGATGTAGAAATTACCTACGTTTTAAATACCTTTAAAGCAGGTATGATAACTGATGAACAAGGTAAAGAACTATTAGAATACTTGGTCGTTAAAGCATATCTTTGTGGAAAGACTGATGTATTAGAAGGTATCGCCCCTAAACTAAAACAACTTGAGGAAATGCTATGAAAAAGAAAGAAGTGTTTAAAACTGTCGCAACCCATTTGCTAAAGCAAAATAAGCAGTGTGTGGATGAACACACTGACGAGTGTAGATATAGAGAAGGAAGCGGAATCTTCCGGCAATGCTGTGCAATAGGAGTCTTAATAGACGATGACCATTATGATGAGTTGCTTCTTGAAGGTAAAGATGGTGAACATGCCGATGTAATACGAGCAGTTGAAGGTTCTTTAAAGACTTCTATAACTAATAAAGATCGACAGTTATTACTATCCCTACAAAGCATTCACGATTATAGCGCTGAAACAGCTTGGCGTAGAAAGTTAAACGCTTTAGCTCAAGCAACATTTAATAAAGATCTTGAAGATCTAGGAGTAAGTGCATGAGTTGTTATGAATATAAATGTAATGACTGTAGTAAAAAAGCAATAGTTCGGCAGAACACATTGTTTTATTGTGCGTCCTGCTGGTTTAATAACTTTACTGATAGGAGAAAAGTTAATGCAAAATGATGAGATCCACATTAAAGCCCAGGCCGAAGCCAGGTATTACTTAGATATAAAACAAAAAGAAAGGGAGGAGAAACGAGAGCAATTTATTTTTAAAGTATTAGTAACAGCGGTCGTGTTGCTTTTCAGCATAATTATTATAGCGCCAATAGCGGGGTAAATAAATGAACGATGAACAAAACGAGGCAACCACTAATGCTATACTGATGATAGAACAACACTTAAAAACAATAAGTTTTGTTATGTCACAACTACTACAACTAGCATCCAATGCTAATAATGAAGAGGAAAATTAACATGGAAAAAATAAAGCGCTTAGATTCTAAAGGTTTAGAAATAAAAAACATAGCAATTAATGAAGAGCTTCTTGAGAACTTCCAAACTGCTAAGGCTAAACATTCTAAACAACTTGGTTTTGAGTTAACTACTAAGCAGTTCTTTACAATATTGCTTTCAAGATATTGGAGAGAAGAAATGACTAATGAACTTTAAAGGTCTTTAAAGGATACTTATTAAGATTATTAATAACAATCTTGTAAGGCTTTAAAGGTATTTTAATGTTGTTTATTTTCCTGTCAATAAGTTTTTCACTTGTATCGTTTAATGTTATTCGATACAATCTATTTTAAATTTAATGGAGCAACACAATATGTCAGTATCAAACATGTTTAACAATCACGCCGCCCTTGAATCTATTCGAGAAGGCGGTTACGGGTCAGCAGATTTTGATATAGCTACTGCACCTTTAACTTATTCTTACACGCCTTCAAAGATTCCCTTTGAACGCGATAGAATCAGCTCTAAGTGTGTTATTTATAGGACTGATACCGGGGATGAGCTAGGTGTGCATGGCTTAGGTTACAAACCAGTAGCCCCTAAAGCTATGATAGATGTAACAAGAAATATCTTGGAGCGATCTGATCTTTGTTTAAACAATCTAAGTGAACGAATTGATACGTCTCACGATGGCGCTAGAACTTTTGTTAAGTACACTTTGCCGGAGCATACCTATGAAACTGGTGATGGTGATCATGCAGCACTAAGTTTATTAGCTATTACATCGGCTGATGGTACTTGGCCTTTTATGATTAGTGCGGCAGCTAATCAGTGGGCTTGTACTAACCAACAAGTCTTTGTTAGCGGGGCTGTATCAGTGTATAAAGCTAAGCACACTCAAGCTTTAGACATTGAACATGGCGGTAGAGTTATTACTAAATGTCTTTCGATCTTTGAAAAAGAACGTGAGCTTTGGAAAGCTTGGCAAAAGCTAGAACAATCTGACCGCTTAGCGTTTGAGTTTTTTGCAAGGACTTTAAAAGCTACTAAAGCTTTAGAGTTGTCGGTCGAAGGTCGTCACCCTGAAGAGATTCTAGAAGCTTTACCTAGAAAGAACGCGAGCTTAGCTTATATGTGGACTAAGTGGCATAGCGTATATAAGAAGCGGCTTGGCGCTAACTTCTGGGCAGTCTATAATTGTATGACTGATTGGTCTACTCATGCAGAGACTGCTAGGAAAGCTACTATGGTTAACATAGCTGCTATCCGAAACCAGAGGCATGAGTCTGTTCGATCTGCCATAGTATCTAGCGAAATGAGGAGAGCTGCGTGACGTTTATCCTTTTTGGACAGGCGTTAACCTTTGAGTTCAGGAATGGAGTTGGTGTAGATTTGGAGTTCACCAACTCCAAACCTGTATGGATCTCAGTAGATCGAGAAGGGCTTGAAGTTAAGGTCGCAGAGTTTGAAGGGGTGGTGATCGGCCTCCCCTTTATTGTTATTAGTTATGGTCAAGTTTATTATCATGGAGAAGAATGAACGATCAATATTTAAAAGTTAATTTATTAAGCTATAGCCAGGCTCCACCTAGAGATACGGCATTGCCGTACAATGAATCAGGCTTATTAAATTTAATAGCTTACTGTGCAAGAGTGAGCAATCCTAAAAACCAAAACAACGAGGAGACAAGTAAGAAACTTATAAAGTATTTAATTAAACACAAACACTGGAGTCCACTTGAAATGGTTAGTGCTTGCGTGGAAGTTACAACTACTAGAGATATAGCGCGGCAAGCCCTGCGTCACCGTAGCTTTAGCTTCCAGGAGTACAGCCAACGATATGCTGACCCAGTTAATGAAGAGGGTTTTGATTTTGTTATACGAGAAGCTAGGCTTCAAGATCCTAAGAATCGACAGAACAGTACACCCTCTGAAAATTGTGAGCTTAATTCTCATTGGAAATGGCAGCAAGAACAAGTGATATCTGCCGCTACCAGAGCATATAACTGGGCAATAACTAATGGTATTGCTAAAGAGCAAGCAAGAGTAGTTCTACCGGAAGGTAATACGACTAGTAGATTTTGCATGAACGGAACACTACGCAGTTACATTCATTATATTGAACTGCGTAGTGCTAACGGAACTCAAAAGGAACACATGGATATGGCATTAGCTATCGCTGAAGTTATATCTAATGTGTTTCCTTATGAGCAATTACTTTAAATAAAAAAGGAGATAACAATGAAAGATAAAATGTTGGGTTGGTTGAAAGCCGGTAAAGAACAAGTGCTTGTAACCTATACCAATGCAGTAGATGTTTTTGAAGAAACTTTCGATGAGCTTCGCACACGGTATGGGCGAAACCCAGTTTTAATTATGAAGTTTCTTCTTCTGGGTGCATCCTTTGTTTGTCTAGTTCTTTTAATTGATTTAATGTTTTCTTAGGTTAAAAGTTGACAGACTTTTCTATTCGCAGTAAAATCCAATTTCATTTTTTAAAAAACAGAAGGAAAAAAACATGGCAATACTTGAAGGCGCAGCTTACTGGGCATCAGTAACAACTCCAAACACTACGTTTGAGCCTGTCTATACCGTCAACTTAGTTGTCGATCAAGAAACCGCAGATGATTTTAAAGAGCGTGGTTTTAACATCAAGACTATGGATGAGGGGCCAGCTATCGTTATTAAACGAAAAGTTAATGGCCCTAATGGTATGATAAGGCAAGCTCCTAAGCTCGTAGATAAGCACAAGAACCCTCTTGATGCTAGAGTTGGTAATGGTTCCAACGTAAGAGTGCAATACAAGGAGTGGGAATCCAACTGGAAGGGCCAGGTTTTTAAAGGCTTAGATTTCCAAGCAATGCAAGTCATAGACTTAGTAGAGATTGGAAGCCCAGACGGTTCGGAGTTTGACGACATCAGTGATAGCATGGAAGATGAGCTGTAACCATGAACACTATGGAACTAGATGGCGTTCACCACGATGTGTCTTTGTTTTCACAGGAAGGGCAGCAGCTTTTTGCTGCTCTTCTTGAGAACAACCAAAGATTAAAGAAAGCTGAAACTGATGTTGTATTATTTAAAGCTTCAGCAATAACATTAATAGCTAAATTAAAAGAGGAGGCTTCAGAAGAATCTAAACTTTTAGAACCTATAACCCCTGCCAAACTATGAGGAAATCTAATGGCATTTGTCAAAATACATCAACCCTGTCCGGCTTGTTCATCTAGCGATGCGGCTGCGATAAACGAGGACGGGTCAGCTTTTTGTTTTAGTTGTCACACTCATATTAAAAACTATTACGAATATGGTGCGGAGGCTATCGTTCCAGATACTGAATTTGAGATCTATAAAAGGAATAAAAAAATGGAGACTGAGAGTAGTTTAGATTCAGGGTCTTCTACAACTTTTGCTGAGCTGACGGATCGGAAGATTAGTTTAGAGACTGCAAAAAAATATGGCGTTAAAGCAACACTTATTAATGGGAAGATTGTTAGCCATCACTACCCCTACTATAACGGTCACGAACCTGTAGCCGTTAAGATTCGCAAAAAGAATAAAGACTTTACATGGACAGGTAATGCTAGAGAGTCTGGCCTTTTTGGTGAGAATCTTTTTAAAGCTGGAGGTAAGTTTATCACACTGACAGAAGGTGAATGTGATGCGATGGCAGCTTATGAATTGTTGGGCAGCAAGTGGCCCGTTGTTTCTATTAAGTCGGGTGCTGGTGGAGGAGTTAAAGATGTTAAAGCTAATTTAGAATATCTTGAATCCTTTGATACTGTTGTTATTAACTTTGATAACGACAAGCCAGGGAAAGAGTCAGCTCTAGAAGTGGCTAAACTTTTAACTCCCGGTAAAGCTAAGATAATGTCAATGCCTGTAGACTTTAAGGATGCTAACGATATGTTACGTCAAGGCAGACATCAGGCATATGTTAGTTGTTTCTGGGACTCTAAAATCTATACACCTTCTGGGGTCTTGAGCCTCTCCGATCAGTTCACGGCTTATCAAGAGCTACGGAACAACAAGAAAGAAGCCATCCCCTACCCTTGGTTTGGAATAAACCAAAAGCTAGAAGGGATTAGGCAAGGAGAGCTAGTTGTTCTGACAGGCGGCACAGGCTTAGGTAAGTCAGCGGTTACTAGAGAGCTTGAACACTGGCTAATAAATCAAACAGAAGATAATGTAGGTGTTATAGCTCTTGAAGAAAGCTGGTCACGTACAGCCGAAGGCATCATGGCTATCGAAGCTAACGCCAAGCTACATCTTGATAGTGTTAAATCTAGATACAGAGATGAAGAACTTGATAATTACTTTCAGAAAGTATTTATGGGTACAAATGAGGGGCGTGTTTATTTACATGCTCATCATGGGGTCAGTACTGTTGACGACATCTTTAGTAAACTACGCTATATGATTATAGGTCTTGACTGTAAGTGGATAGTAGTGGATCACTTACACATGTTAGTTTTATCTACCTTAGAGTCTGATGAACGTAAAGCTATCGACGGAATCATGCATAGATTTAGAACTCTTGTTGAAGAGACACAATGCGGGATGATCCTTGTGTCACATCTAAGAAGAGTTGATGGTAATCGTGGGCATGAGAACGGAATCGAAACAGGGCTATCACATCTTAGAGGTTCTCAATCTATTTCTCAGATTGCGGATTGTGTTATTTCTTTAGAGCGCAACCAACAATCAGAAGATGAAATAGAAGCTTCTACTACTAGGGTACGAGTGTTAAAATCTCGGTACACTGGTGATGTTGGCGTAGCCACTTACTTAATATACGATAATGATACAGGGCGGCTTCGAGAAACACACCAGCCAGACCAAGATGAGTTTACTGGAGATGAGCTATGACCGCCTTCAATTTAGTATTCGACGTAGAGGCTGATGGACTCAAGCCAACTAAAATACATTGTATAGTAGCTTTAGATATAGCTACCAACGATGTGTTTACCTTCGATAATACTCAGCTAGATGAAGGTTACGAGATGCTACAGTCTGCAACCAAGTTGATTGGTCATAACATTCTTAGCTATGACATTCCTGTTGTTGAGCGTATAGCCAACATAGATCTTTCTGATAAAAAGGTTGTCGATACACTAGTGCTATCCCGTTTATTTAAACCTACCCGTGAAGGCAGTCATGGCCTGGAGGGTTGGGGATATAGATTAGGATATAAGAAAGGTGACTTTGGTGATCAGGAAGATGCTTGGGAACATTACTCTCCTGAGATGTTGGAGTATTGTAAGCGTGATGTACTGCTTAACCATAAAGTTTATAATGCTTTGAAGATTGAAAGCAAAGGCTTTACTCCTGAGTCAGTTAGGATTGAACATCAAACAGCTAAGATCGTAGATCAACAACGAACAAATGGTTTTGTTTTAGATCTTCCAAAAGCTATGGGTCTTGCTGCGATGTTTGAAACTAAACTTTTTGAGCTGGAAGAGGAAGTACAAAAAGAGTTTCATGCGACTGTAGAAAAACAAATTCTTACGCATAGTTATACAGCCGCTGGCAAAGTAGCTAAAATCGCAAAGGATCAACACGGCAAAGGAGTACGTTTAACAGACGAAGAGTATAAACACTTTACGATGTACCAAAACCCTAAGCCTTTAATCCGTGAAACTACAACTGAATTTAATTTAGGATCACGAAAACAAATAGGCGAGTATTTAATTCGCTTTGGCTGGAAACCTAAAAAATTTACACCTACCGGACAACCAATGGTAGATGAAGCTATACTTAAAAAAGTTCAAGGTATTCCGCAAGCTGCCTTGATTGCTAATTATTTAATGATTCAAAAACGTTTGGCTCAAGTTAAGAGTTGGATTAAAGAACTTGATGAAAGCACAGGCAGAGTACATGGATATGTAAATCCTAATGGTGCAGTGACAGGACGCATGACACACTCTCATCCTAACATGGCTCAGATACCAAGTAGCAATTCCCCATATGGTAAAGAGTGTCGGTCTTGTTGGACAGTGCCAGAAGATTATAAACTAGTCGGCATTGACGCTTCTGGTTTAGAGCTAAGAATGCTTGCACATTATTTAAATGACGAGGACTATACTAATGAAATCCTTAACGGAGACATTCATACCACTAATCAAAAACTTGCAGGACTTCAATCTAGAGATCAGGCAAAAACATTTATCTATGCGCTTCTGTACGGAGCCGGAGATGCTAAGCTTGGGACAGTGGCTGGAAGAGGCAGAGAAGCTGGCAAAAGACTTAGACAGTCATTCTTTGATAATCTCCCATCATTTAAAACTCTTACAGGGAGGGTACAAAGAGAAGCGAGAGGAGGCTTTATTAAAGGGCTAGACGGTAGAAAGTTAACGGTTCGTTCCGAACACGCCGCGCTTAATACTTTGTTACAAGGCGCAGGAGCTATTGTAATGAAACAATCTTTAATACTACTCAATAATAAACTAAAAGGTTTAGATGCAAAGTTTGTAGCTAACGTTCACGATGAGTGGCAGATAGAATGTCATGAATCTATAGCAGATCAGGTCGGTCAGCTTGGCGTTGATGCTATTATAGAAGCTGGTGAAGTACTTAATCTTAATTGTCCACTTAACGGAGACTATAACGTCGGGGAGAACTGGAGTGAAACTCACTAAAATAACTAATTTAAATAAATTTAAAGTTGAGCCTGTCATAAAACCATGTCGAAGATTAGAAAATAAAACGCGAATGACGATCCAGGGTAAACGTTATCGAGTTGGAAACCCTAACCATCCTCATTATAAACTATATAAAAGAGGAGGTTTCCATGCCGTGTTTAAACAAATGGGGCTGGTAGATATAAAAGATATTCAAAAAGAAGTTGAGGCTTTATACAATCAGTACATAAGTGGACATCTATATGTACTATCTAATCCAGCTTGGAAGGGATGGCACAAAGTAGGAATGGCTGTTGATGCACACGACAGGTGCGCGGCCTATCAAACCTCTTCTCCTTTTAGAGATTATAAAATAGAATACTTTAAATCTTTTGAAGATCGTAGAGCCGCAGAAAAAGAAGCTCATGTTTTACTAGAACAAACTGCAAAAGAAAGGCGCGGCGAGTGGTTTAAGATCTCAGTGCTTAAAATTAAAGAACAACTAGAAACTATTAAAGGCGAACTACATGACCCTATCAACATTAGTATCTGATATTTATGAAAAGCTAGAGCTTCTTTCAGAAGGTCAATCGCTTCCTATTTCTGAAGAAGAAATAGATCATACCGTTGAGGCTATTCGAGCTTGCTTGATTAGTTGGGCAAAGCCGCCAGAAAAACCCCCTGGTTTTACTGTTCGTATGTCTAATGTAGGTAAGCCTGACCGACAACTGTGGTACGAAAAAAACGATAAAGATATTAACGGAGCAATAAATGGCCCGACCCAGATTAAGTTTTTATACGGACATCTTCTGGAAGAAATTGTACTTATGTTAGTTCGCATGTCAGGCCACAAAGTAACTGACGAACAGAAAGAAATTGTGGTTAAGGGGATTACCGGACACATGGATTGTAAAATAGATGGTGAAGTAGTAGACATAAAGACTGCTTCACGTTTTGCGTTTAACAAATTTAAAGAAGGTAAGTTAGCAGAAGACGATCCGTTTGGGTACTTAGGTCAGCTTGCTGGATATGAAGCAGCAGAAGGCACAGAGAATGGCGGCTTTTTAGTTATTAATAAAGAAAGCGGTGAACTCTGTATGTATATTCCTGATGATTTGGATAAGCCTAACATTCAAAATAAAATAACTAATCTTTTAAAATCTTTGGAATCAGAAACCAAACCTGATTTTTGTTATCCTCAAGTGCCGGATGGAAAGAAAGGTAACATGAAACTATCTAAGGGGTGTGCTTGGTGTAAGTATAAGCACGACTGTTATAAAGATTGTAATGATGGTGAAGGACTGAGAACTTTTAAATACTCTAACGGCCTAACCTTCCTTACTGAAGTAGTATCTGAACCAAAAGTTGAGGAATTATTGTGAGAGGAATAAGAGCTAAAGCAATTCGAAACCATTCTAAAACTTTATTGGTTAGCTGGCTTCATACCTTGTTAGACAAAAAGGAAGCTGATAAGATTAACATCCATAATTATATGGATCATATGCCAAAACAAACGCATCTGTTTATTGAGGGTCAACTAAGGCTTAGTGCCTTCCATCCTAAGTGGGTTGTTAGAAAAATTAAACGGCTTTTAAAAGAAGATCCTAATTTAAATTTAAAAGATATAGACTTGGAGTTAATTAAATGGATAGCGAATCGCTCTCAGGGCTAAGCATAGAAAACATGATCATTGCAGTTGGTAGTTTTTTACATAACTCTGATTTAACTATATGTGATATTGAAACTTCCTTCTTACAAGATCTGAGGCTCCTTGTAGACGCAGAACTTGAACGGAGACAGGCAGTACTACATTGAAAATTATTAAAAGGGGCTATCGGAAGAACCGAGTTCCGCGCCCTAAAGAAAAAGATGTAGTTCAAGGCTACGATTCTAACTGGGAATACGAACTACATAATGGTATCTTAGATGGCTGGACTTTCCATACGGATAAAGTGTCTTACGTGGTGGAACATAGTTATGAGCCTGACTTTATTAAAGAGATAGATGGCAAAAAAATTTTACTAGAAGCTAAAGGACGTTTCTGGGATTATGCTGAGTTCAGTAAGTATATCTGGATAGCTAAAGTTCTTCCTGCTGATACAGAACTAGTGTTTCTTTTTGCCAATCCTGGTGCGCCAATGCCGCAAGCAAAGCGTAGAAAAGATGGAACTAAAAGAAGCCACGGTGAGTGGGCAAGTGCTAATAACTTTCGCTGGTATAGCGAAGAAAGCATACCTGACTCTTGGATTAACGTAGAAAAGAGAGAAACTTTTGACTGACTTTAATCGAAAAGATGAACGGCGTGATCGTTTTGAAAGGAAAAAGAAATTTAAAAAAGTTACTTCTTCCTCTAAATTAAAACAAACTAAACAGAAAGCGTATAAACGCGAGGCATTAAATGAAAAAACGTATAAATGATATAACACCAGAAGAGTGGAACTATGCTTGTGCAACCCACAGTAACTTTCAATTGTCACTTCCAGGGTTAGACAACCAAACTAAAATTCTACCAAGCGATTCGCAGGAGCGTAAAGCAATACCAGTTTATACAGGCTTTATAAAATATTTTCCACGGGCAATTGCCGCAGTAACTAAAGTTAGTTTACAAGGCGGTCTTCAACATGGACAAACAGAAGATACATTACATTGGAATCGTGCTTTATCGGGTGATGAACTAGATGCAATGATGCGACATGTCCTTGACCAAGATTGGGCGCAAGTTGCGTGGAGAGCTATGGCAAACTTAGAAAA